CTACTTGAAAGATATTCCGACTCCGCTCAAACATTTGCTAAGTGAGCCTTATCGCAATATTGAAGATCGCTTTAATTTAGCAATCCACCAGTGTTTTAATGTTGAGTATAAAAAATTGCCCGCAATTAAATCTATGGATTTATCTATGCTTGCAACGGAAAAAGAACAGTTACTTCAACCGGCATCTGTAGAGTGGCCACAATTGGACGGTGTCTCTACAGCAAATATTGCAATTGTTTTTTGGCAACCGCATGAAGCCGAATCAG